TTCAATTAGCGGAGCCTATTCAGACGCCGCTGGTAGTTGGCATGGCGGCGGCTCCATTGCGCTCTCCGGCGCCCTCGACCGCATCCGCCTAACCACCGTCAACGGCACCGACACCTTCGACGCCGGTTCGGTCAACATCATGTATGAGGGCTAACATCTAAATGTCCCTCGAAAGCCCCATCCTCCGCGACGGTGACGCCGGATTCGCAGGCTATGCCTCGCGCATCAATCCGGTCGCGTTGCCTGCTGGCATGCTCCAGTTGAGCGAGAACATGCGGCTGGATCGTGGCGTGGCGGTGACGCGCAAGGGGGCCAAGCGCATGGCGGATGGCATCAGCGTGGCCAGCTCGCCGCTCACCGTGCCCTTTGTGCTGAACCCTGCGCCCAATGCGCCGGTGGTGCAGAGTGTCTACAGCGGCGGCATCTTTGCGGCCTCGGTCTACCGCTCGCCCGATCAGGTGCAGTCGGCCGAGATCGTTGTGCTGGCGGGCGGCGACCGCGCTTACACCATTCTCTTGGACGACAACCAAAGTTTCGCCGGTGTCTGGGCGGGCGGCTTCCTTGTCACTGCCGTCTCGCAGGGCAGCGAGGAGATCGTAGACGAGAACGGTGACACCATCGTCATCAGTGTGCTCCCGCAAGAGCTGGGCTACCCGACATCACCGGATGAGGTCATCGAGCCGACCGACACCGTTTCCATGGTGCAGGCCAACGACCGCCTCTACCTCTTCCGCGAAGCCGACGCCTCGCGTCCGGGCTGGGTCATCAAGAACGTGACCACCGGCGGCATCACGGTGGCGTCCACTACGGCGACGGTCAATCTGACCGGCCACGGCTTCCCTGCCGGTGCCCGCGTGCGTATCGAGGGCAGCAATGTCGCGGCCTTCGACGGCGTGGAATACGACATCGCCACGTCCTCCACCAACAGCTTTACGATCACCGTCCCCAGCGGCACCGCGACCGACGCCACAACCAGCGGCCGCACCATCCGCCGCGTGAAGGCGCCGCTTTATTGGGACGGCGTCACGACCGCTTTCGTCCGCAGTCCCGCAGGCGTGCCCGCCGGAATGTCGGCGACCTTCAAGACCATGCGTTCAACGCCTTGGGGCACCTACGTCAACAACCGTCTCGTCCTCCCTGACGGCAAAAACAACGTGCTAATCAGCGATATTCTGGACGCCAATACCTACGATCCCTACTGGCAGTCCTTCCGCGCCGGTGCAGGCAGCAATGACTTTGTTGTCGCGGTGCATCCGTGGGTGGAGAACAGCTTCCTCGTCTTCTGCCGCAAGAGCATCTGGCTCGCGGAGGTCAATCAGTTTGCCAGCGTGGACGGCGCCTCAACGGCCATCGACACGGCGCTATCCAAGCTCACGCTCCTCACCGACGAGGTCGGCTGCGCGGCCCGCCGGTCCATTGCTACGGCGGGGCAGTTTGTCTATTTCCTTAGTGACTCCGGCGTCTACCGCCTCGACAGCAGACTCGATCTCAAGCTGCGCGGCGACACCAAGCCTCTCTCGGACCCCATTGCCAACCAGCTCGACGACCTCAACGCAACACTGCTCAAGAACTCGGTCGGCCTCTGGTATAGCAACCGCTACTATCTGGCGGTCCCGTTGGCCGGTGCCGACAACAACAACGGCGTATTCCTTTACAACGCGCTCAACGACCAGTGGGAAACCCGCGACATCTACGGCTTCGGCGTGGATGACTTCGTAGTGGCAACCCGCGCCAACGAGCGGCGACTGTTCGTCTCCAACAAGGCCGGCCGCCTCATGCTCCTCGACGAGATCGAGGAAGGCGACCAGTCGCCCGACGTGCAGGCCGATGTCATCACGCCGGTCCCCGGCCGCATCGTCACCCGCCGCTATGGCATGGGCAGCGGCATGATCGGTATGACAACGAAACGCTTCGTCCGCTCGCTGGCCGATGTCGTCTTGCCCAACACCGGATCGGTGACGGTCAAAGCCATCACGATCAACCCTGACGCCACCATAACGCTGGTGCCGGGGCAGACCAACACGTCCGGCCTCGCGGAAGACTACACGCTCAAGCAACCGATCCGGCAGAAAGCGCATTATTGCGAACTTGAATTTCTAACCACGGCCAACCGGCCGGAGATCCGCAACGTCTCAATCGAAGCCGCTGGCCCGAGCAATCCGCCGACTGAGACAAGGAACGCAGCATAAAACCAAGGATGAAACTTGAAACTGGAAACCTGAGTAATGCAGCAGCGGTCGCCGCGGCGACCGGAACTATTTCACTCAAGTCTCAAACTCAAACCTCAGCCCTCTCTTAAAACTATGGCAACCGAGCCGAGCGCAGCGAGACAGGCTGAAGCGAAGCGAAGCCAAACCGCAGCCTAACAACAAAGGAAAACAATCATGGCAACAGTTACCGCATCTTACAACTGGGTCAGTGGCGAAACCGTCACCCCCGCGAAACTCAACTCAACCGCCGCGCCGACTGTCGTTGTCGCTGACAACGAAGTCACGACCGCGAAAATTTTGGACGCCACATCGACCACCACCGGCGTGACCAACACCAAACTGCGTCACTCGGCCGCACTTTCGGTCATTGGCCGAAGCGCCGACAGTGCTGGCGCCCCCGCCGACATCGCCGCCGCCAACGACGGAGAAGTGTTTCGCCGCAGCGGGACTGCCGTTGGCTTCGGCACAGTCGCCACAGCGGGCATCGCCAACGCAGCCGTCACACCGGCCAAGCTGTCGCAACCACTCACGCTTGCCACGGCTCAAGCCTCAACTAGCGGCACTAGCATCGACTTCACCGGCATCCCGTCTTGGGTGAAGCGGATTACGGTGATGCTGAATGGGGTTAGCACGAATGGGGCAAACAACTTGCTAGTTCAAATCGGTGACAGTGGCGGAATAGAAAACACTGGCTATGTATCAACGGCGTTTGACAGGTCGGACGAAACGCAAGGAACTGCTGGGTTTATTCTTACAAGTGGAAACGCGGCAGCGATAGCGTCATCTGGACTGTTCATATGCTGCCTTGTTGGCTCAAACACTTGGGTTGGTTCGTCAACTTTGTCTCGCAGCGATGTCGGCGGTTGGGCGGCGGCGGGAACTAAAACTCTTTCCGGCACACTTGATCGCATCACCCTAACCACCGTCAACGGCACCGACACCTTCGACGCCGGTTCGGTCAACATCATGTATGAGGGCTAAGAATGCTGCCATGGCAAAAGGCAAAACACTGGTGGGACGAGCACTCGACGCAAGACTTCTGGGAAGCAGTCGGCGAGCATCTGTCGGCGGGCTATGTCTGGAACAGCCCAAGCTGCTTCATGCTGGCTCGCGCTGCGCGGTGGAATGCGGAGGAGCAAAACTTTGAACTTGGGCCGAGCAACTGCTGGTTCGTCACTTTGGCTGCTGGCGCTGCTGGCACAAGCTGCGTGCGGGAGTGCCTTCGCGTGGCGCCGCATCCGCAGACCTATGTGGCATGGTGCCGCAGGGGCAGCTTTGAGCCGCGAGTCTACGATTGGGAGAAACTAATTAGCAAAACAGGAGGAAAATAATATGGGATCAGGACCAAGCATGCCAGCCGCGCAAGCAGTGCCCGCCGCACCGGCGCCGATTGACTACGATAAAATGGCCGAGGCGTCGATTCGCGTGGCCAAGGCGCAGGTGGCCGCCGAAGAGGAATCAATCAAAAGACTGTATCCCGAATACATTAAGATGCAGTTCGGCACCGCCGACCAGCTCGCCGGTCGTCTCAACAATGAATACCTCCAGCGCACTCGCGGCGTTATCGGTGAGGAGCTGCAAGCGGCGTCCGCGCCTAATGCTATTGAGGCGCAGCTCCAGCGGGATGCGGAGTCTGAACTCGCGCTCGGCCGCTCGCTCTCACCAGAGCAGCAGCGCGAAGCCTCGCAGTCGGCACGCGCGGCGTTTGCCGCTCGCGGCCTTGGCACCAGCATGGGCAGCAGCGCGGCGGAGATTCTTAATCGTGATGCCTATGGCACCGCACGTCAGGATGCTCGCCGTGGGTTTGCTGCCAACGTCAACCAGATGGATCTGGCGCGCAGGCAGCGGCGGCTTGGTCTGGCTGGTGCTTATACCGAGCTTGATCCGTTCCGGCAGTCGATTGGTCCGGCGTTTGGACTGGGCGCTTCGACGCTGAGTAACACGACAGGACAGGTCGGCAGCATCTTTGGCAACTCGCTGACGCAAAGTGGCAATGTGGCCAGCTTCAACACCAATATGTTGGCCTCCAACCGCAACGCTGTGCTCAACAATAATGCCGCGATGCAGGCTGCGGCCATGCAGGCCGGTGCCTCTCGCCAAGCAGGCACCATGGGAATGCTTGGCAGCATTGGTGGCGGCCTGCTGTCTGGAGCAGGCATGGCGATGGCCTTCAGCGACAAGCGGATGAAGAAAGACATCAAGCCGCTCGGAAAGGCTGGTAGCGTGCTTGGCCTTACCGCTTACGAGTTCAGCTACAAGGGCGAGAAGAAAAAGCGCAAGGGCTTTATGGCGCAGGACGTGAAGAAGGTGTTGCCAGAGGCTGTTGCCGAAGTGGATTACAAGG